TTGATGGAGTGATTGATAAAGCAACTATGGTTCTGCAGGGTGTTCAAGCAGCAATCGATGGTGTTATCTGCCAAGTTCAAAACCTTCTTGATCAAGTTTTAGGTATTGTTGATAAAGTATCATCAATCGTAGATGGTATTGGTAAAGCAAAAGAAATTATTGAGGCATGGAAAGCAGGTAGTGAAATTTTTGAAGCAGGAACTGATCTTCTTAAGAAAGGTATCACTAGCATTACTGGATTAATTCAACTGTTCATTAAGTTTGCTGGTAGTAATTGTGATCGTAAACCTGATGGTGGTAAAGATACGGTAGGTTGGTATCCTTTATTTGGTGTTACTCATTGTACTCCTGAAGAACTTGCAGAAATTAATGCAATTAGAGGAGGTAGCAGAGGAACTTGTGGTGGTAATGCAGGATCTGGTGGTTTATTTGATAACATTTTCAATGAAGCAGATCCATATTTAACTGCTGCTAAAACTTTCTTAGATGGTTCTTATGAACTGTTTGTTGGAACACCTGGTCGTCAGGCAAGTGTAAATAAAAAAGCAAGTGGAACAACATCAACATCTATATGCTGTAATCAGAATGAACATGCAAAGTATGTTGCTGCTAAAGCAATTCGTGAACAAAATCCAGATATAGATGAGGAAGAACTTCAAAAACAAGTAGATGCTTCCGTAAAGGCAGCAAATAGTGGTAAAGGCGATACTGGTTCATTAGTTGCTGACCATACATCATTTGCTGGTAATTATACAGAAGAAACTCATGGTGATCAGTGTAAACAAATTGATGGTGATCATGTTGTAAACGTCGATGGTGATTATTTCTTAAAGATTACTGGTGATTGTCATATTGAAGTTGGTGGTGGTTTCTTCTTTGATGCTGAAGGTGCCCCTAAACTTGTAGATAAAAAAGGTAATAAGAAGAATGAAAAGGTTCAAAAGCATACAATTAAATTTGGATCTGATATTGACATCAATACTGTTGGTGCTAAGTTTGAAGTTCAAGGTGCAGAATTTAATGTAGGATCTGTTTCTAGTAAATTTACCAGTAGTGTTTTTGAATGTAGTGGTGGGCAAGCAGCTATTTCTGCAGGAGAAGTTGTTATTAGTGGAGATAACTCTATTGATCTCATTACACCTTCATTAGTTGAAATGATTAATATACCAGTTGCACCTCTTCCTAAGGCAATTACAGGTATTCGTAGAATGGTTGGTGGTTCTGTTGAAACAATTATGACACCTGGTATGTCTGCTGATGCTGTTCCTAGATATATTATTGCAAACCCACTTGGACCATATTCATTGACATGTGGTACAACAGGATATAACTGTAATGTTATTACTGGTGCATATAATGTTAATGCTGTTGCTGGATTCGTTTATATGCAAGCATCTACTGCTGTAACTATTCTCGCTGGTGCTGGTATGCTTCTTGAAGCAGGAGCAGCAGTACTAATCCTTGGTAAGACAGTCTTTATCAACTGACCCTTGACAGGGTATCTCTTGACTGCTATACTAGATACTATAGTATGGAGTCACATGGTGGAATCTAAACTAGCACACGTTTTTGTCAACTTTTCAAAAAGAACGATCAAGGTCGTTGATGATGAAGGGTATGATAAGACTGTGAATTGGAAATGGGATAACGAAGGTTCTGAAGGTTTCTCTGAAACTGTAAAGGATATCGAAGATATTCTTGATTCTGATATGATCACTTATTGCTATACTGTAACATGATTGGACCTATTGGAATCACACAACGTCAAGCAGAAGAACACTTTGACTTTATTTTAAGTCTAACAGATACACAACGTGTTTGTTGGAGAATTATTCGTGAAGATGCAGGATCTGCTATGATTACTCCTGTAAATGAAGTATCTCCAATTCCTGATGAGATACAAAACCAAGTAGAAGAATTTCAAAAACAGTTTTTTGATAAGACCAACTGTGATAGTTAAAAACCTACCTGAATGGAATTTAATTAGTGTTGAGAATTTTGCGGAGGTAAGTTCGCAAGAGAGAATACTAATTAATAATTCTATTGAGAAAAATTATTTACAAAATCCTTTTGATGATTCTACGAATAATCAATTCCCTTTATATGATGATCCTACTTCATTTTTTTCTCATCTATATGAAAAATATAAATCATTGTGTTATGAACTTTTTGGAAACTTTCATATTACCCCACAAAATAAAACTACGTGTTGGTGTTATAGGAGTAATATAAATGATTTCAGATCTGGGTGGCATAATCATCTTCTCACTTCTACTATAAATGGTGTATACTATTATCAAGTAGAGGGAGATGGGATTTTCTTTGAACGTAATGGAAAAGAATTCCATTATATACCTCAACAAGGAGAATTGATTATTTTTCCTAATGATTTAAATCATAACGCTGCGAGAACTACTTCTCAAAATTGGAGATACTCTCTTAATATGGAAATATTAACTGAAGAATCCTCATCAACATTATTTAAAAAATACAAATGATTTTAGTATTCATTATCGTAGGATTATTATTCCTTATTATGGGGTATGGATTATACCTCACAATAGGACCAGGTAAGGTAGACTTACGTGACCCTATTGACGAACATGCTAAAATGCATGAACTAGGCATTGCACACGGACATGGTGGAAATAGTGAAGCATATGCAATGTCTGGTAAACTTGAACATAAACATGAAGACCAATGATTACTAAAGAAAAACAAAGAGCACAAGTGAAATCTAAATTTTATTACATCTTTTGGGGTGTAGCAACAGCATCTGTATTATTTGGTCAACTATATGTTGGATCAGGATATAGACAGTTTGCTCGTTCATTAAATAGAATCTTCGATACCATTGAAGTACAACTTGGTAGTAGTCCTTATGAGAGGTATTATTGATGAGAACACAAAACAAAGAAAATTATTATTATGTTTTTTGGGTTGTTGCAATGGTAGCATTTATTGTACCCCAAGTATATACTGCAATAGCATATAATAAACTTGCTAACATACTTACACAACCTGTTAGAGTTGTGATTGAAAAGATGCCACCTTATCAAGTGGAGTATATTAAATGAATTATGTTGGACTAGAAGTTGTTTTTTGGACAACTCTTACAATCTACATCTTAATGAAGTTAGGTGCATTTAAAAAATGAGAATAACACAAAAGATAATTGATGAAATTCAATTAGCAATGACACACACTAAAATGAATGGTGAAACTAATTGGAAAGATGGTGACGAGATCGATGTGTGTTTGGGAGGAACCTTTGCGGGTGATAAATTTATTAGTATAATTAATAGAACACGCTCCAACACAACTAAAAAACTTTGAAAAAGATTGCAATTATTGGTGCTGGTAATGCAGGATGTATTAGTGCATTACATTTTTATTATTATTCCCATGATAAGTATGAGATTGAAATCTATCATAGTCCAGGGGAACATCCAATAGAGAGAGTAGGACAGGGAACAGTAGTTCCACCTGGAGCAACTATTGCTGGTGTGTTGGATTTAAATTGGTATGCACCAGAGAATCCTATAGGTGCTACATTTAAGTCTGGTATCTTATATGAAGGATGGGGTAAGACTAAAGATGAAATTTTTCATTCTTTCCCAATGTATAACATGTCAATGCACTATGTTCCTCAAAAGTTATCAAATGCTGTATTAGAATCTGGTTTATTTAAAGTTAAGCAACAAACTATAAATGATCCTGAAAAAGAAATAGATGCTGATATGATAATTGATTGTAGAGGAAGGCATAATCGAGATAAAGATAACTATGAACCACTTATCAATCCTTTAAACTCTGCACTTCTTTATAGAAAGGAAGGTAGAGATCCTTATTTACATTATACAAGAACTGTTGCTACTCCTAATGGGTGGACATTTGTTGTTCCTAATAGTGATAGTGTTTCTTATGGATATCTTTATAACAATACTATAACATCTAAAGAAGATGCTACAGAAGATTTCCTAGAGAGATTTGAGTTACCTGAAATTGATGGTGATTTAACCTTTGAGAATTATATTGCTAAGAATGTTTGTGTAGGTGAGAGAACTTTCTTAAATGGGAATAGATGTGGATTCCTAGAACCTTTAGAAGCAACTGCTACAGGGTTCTATCAGAATGTATGTCAGGCGATTTATTGTACGACTATTGGTGCGATACCTAGGCAAGGTGTTAATGCTTATGTTAGAGAGGAAATGTTTAGATTAGAAACATTTATCCTGTGGCACTATCAATTTGGATCAAAGTATGATACTCCTTTCTGGAAATATGCTAAATCTCTTCCATTTAATCCTGATGATAAATTTAATTATATGTTAGAGAAATCCAAGGGTATGACTAAATTAGAAATAGATCAACAGTATGAACCTAATGTTAGTGAGTTATATGGGCAATGGTCATATCTTAGTTTTAAAACTTGGTATGAAAATTCACTTGACATTTCCTGATATTGCTATATAATACACGAGTACAGGGCAAGACGATGCACCTCAAAAGTCACGAAACACCAAGAAAAAGAGGTCGCAACGATAAATCGAGGAAAAGTCCTGTTGCGATCAGACAAGCAAAAGCAAGACTCCAAGCACTTAAACGCAAATTGGGGGGAGTACAAAAGATCTCTAGGTAGAAAGAGTGCCCCCTTATTAATTTTTTATTATCCTTATGATATTCTGGATTGGTTTCGCCCTCATGTTTTTTAATGAGGGTTTTGTTATGATGAGGCATGTTTCACCATGGTTCTCAAAACAAAGACAAAAATTTATTGATAAGTATAGTGCTAATGTATGGTATAGATTTCATGGTACATTAGATTATACATGGATAGGACTTGTAACCATTGGATTAATAGTTAATCCTAATAGGATACTACATATTGCAGCGTTAGCAACCTTCTGGTCTTTAAGTTTCATTATATTTTATTTACCAAGATGGATAAAAAGATAATAGATAATTTTTTGCCACAGGATTACTTTGAGCATTTGCAGGGAATAATGTTGGATCATAGTTTTCCTTGGTTATATAACGCATACGTTGCTAATAAAAATGAGAACCAAGACGAACATTTTTATTTTACTCATAACCTTTTTGAATACTTTGATCGTACCAGTACACTATTTGAAGAGTTTATACCTTTTTTTAAACAGTTAGAAATGAATGCTATGGTTAGAGCTAGAGCATTGTTGTATGTTAACCAAGGTAAACAAATTGTACATGAAAAGCATAGATGATTTTAACTATCCACACAAAACTGCTGTGTTCTATGTGACTACTAATAATGGTTACACAGAGTTTGAAGATGGTACAAAAGTAGAGAGTGTGGAGAACAGGATAGTCTTTTTTGATGGGTCGAGACTGCACAATAGTTCTACTTGTACAGATCAAAAGATAAGAGTAGTAATATCCGTTAATTATTTCTGATATATAACTTGACGCTTTTAAAAACCCATGGTACACTACACTTGGATTCCCCTTCAAGATGATTAATGTCAAAGACAACGAAGACGGTTCGTTCACAGTCGAATGGGACGAAAACGACGAAGACGAAAGTTTCTTCAACGACTGGACGAAAGAAGACTTCACGAGGTTCTTCCGTCTCTGTGCAGAACGTGAAAACGCAGAAAAACTTAGAGAAGAATCTCAAGAGTCTAGCATCAACGAAGGTTAGAAAGACAAGGATTGATAAGAAACCAGTATTTACTAAAGTTAAGTCTGGTGATCTATGGGAACTAGGTAATGGTAATGGTAATATAAAGAATACAATGCCTTGGTATCTCCATCCAGTTATTAAGGATACATTTAATAGGTCATGGTTCAGAGACTATGATGATGTATGTAAACAAATTGCACGATTAAAACTAAGACCAGAACAATACACATTAACAAAATACAATGGGTGAAATAATTTATTATAATGAACCTTTTCCCTATATTTTGATTGATGATTTTTATGATCAATCTGAATTAGATCGTATTTGGGAAGAACTAGACTATTTGTGTAATCCAAAAAGAATGGGTAGATCTTCTATTGTACGTGGTGCTGCAACGATAGACGGACAATTAATAAAAAATACATGGGATATGTTCTTGGATAGGTTTTTTACCTCAAGAGATTCTTCTAATATTCTCGAAGTTAATAGGAAATTAGTTGATCAGGAAATATATAAGAATCATTCTCATTGGTTATTTAATCATCTTGATGCTCTTAATGAAGATACTACTCAAATTTTATACTATGAAAATAACGATGAATACAAACCACATAGAGATCTTGCAAGATTGACAGGTATTACTTGGTTTTATAGAGAACCAAAAAAATTTACTGGTGGAAATTTAAGATTTCCTAAGTTTGACATGGAAATTGAGTGTAAACATAATAGAGTTATAGTATTTCCATCATCAATACATCATGGAGTAGATAAAGTTGGTATGGAAGAAAAAGATATGGGTAAAAAACTTGGTAGATTTACTATGACACAGTTCCTATCTTGTATGGATTATTAAAGGTTATAGAACTATTATATACCTTTATAAATAAACTTGTAGCAAATCGTGTGATTATTCGTGGGAACTCGTAAAATTTCTCAACTGGATACAATATCAGATTCAAATCTATCTGGAGAAGGAATTCTACCTGTAGTTGTATCTGATCCCTTGATCCCAAATAGAAAAGTAAAGATAAATCAACTCCATAAAGGTCTTGCCCAAGGAGAAAAGGGATCTCCAGGACTTTGTTTCGATCTTGATCGTAACACTGGTTTATATCAATCTGCATATGATCAGTTAGGATTATCTTTTGGTACAAGTGGTTTTTATATGACCACTATCTCAAATAGTGAGACTAGCAAATCTTTATACATTACTGCGGTTCACGAAACTTCTACAAATGCTGATATTGTTCTTGCTCCCAAAGGAACTGGTGCTGTAAAGGTTACTGGTAACTTTGTAGTTTCTGATCAAACTTTTATTCTTGAAGATGCTCAAGGTCCAAAGGCAAGATTTGAAGTTAGTAATATTGGTACTGGTACTAATACTCGTATCTTTACCCTTCCCGCCATTACCTCTGGTAACGGAACTACCATTGTTGGTGATAATACTACTCAGACATTAATTAATAAGACTCTTCTTATTGATGAAGATAATTTCGTTATTACTGATGGTGATGAAGAAGCAATCTTCCAAATCAACTGGACAACTACATCTGATACTCGTCGATCTTATTTACTTCCTGATGCAGGAACTGTAACGACAACTGCTGAACCTACTGCTACATCATCTACATTACTTGATACTAAAGCAGAACAAACTGTTCTTAACAAAAGTTTTGTTGATATTAAGTTTCAAACTGATGCTGAGATTGGAACTGCTTTTGCAACGCTTAATACAGATTCTTTAACAGCAAATAGAATTATCACAGTTCCAGATATAAATCTTACATTAGTTGGTACGGAAACTACTCAAATTCTTCAAAACAAGAGTGTTGAGTCACTAATTCTTCAGGATGATACAGATAGTAGTAAGAAGATTACTTTTAGTGTCACTAATCAAAACTCATCATCTAACCAGACATTTGAAGTTCCACCTACAAATGATCTAAATAATGACAGTGACAATAATGTATTTGTTACCAATACAGCAACTCAAATTTTATCTAATAAAACTATAGTTGCTCCTGTTCTCAAAGAGTCGGTTGGTTCAACTACAACTGTTACTCTTGATACGAGTAACATCACTGGGACTAGAACAATCAAATTTCCAGATTCAGATGCAACTTTACTATCTACTGAAAACGTAACTCTAGAAGATGTTTCGTTTGGTGCTGGTATTGGTGGTAACAACCTTACTGGATTAACCAGACATCAACAATTCTTTTACGCAGGATTCTAATAACTAACCATGGCTAAACAAGGACTTCTAGCACAACTTAAACCATCTGCTAACACTGATACGGTGTTATACTCAGCACCTATTGATAGGACTGCTAGTACGGTGTTGACGATTGCCAATGACGGAACAGGTTCCGCTTATGATGTGGCATTAAAAAATTATGATCAAAAATTTACTCTTGATGCTGCAACATATAAACTTCACGAAGGTGATGTGATATCATCTTCTGTTGTCGAAGTTGGAACTGCAATTCCAGGAACTGGTTCACTTACTGTTGGTAGTACAATTACTACAACCGATCAGGAAAAATCATTTAAATTTGAATCATTTTACACTCCTCCATTCACAGAAATTTTTGTCAAAGTATTTGCTATTAGATCAATTCCTGTAGAGTCTATAACTGGTGCATTCGCTGCTGGTGATACAATTAGTAAAGGTACTTCTCCTAACGATACTACTGCAGTTGTATATGGTACAGATGGTACTCTTCTTCATATTGGTCCTTCTACACTTAATGGAACTGGTGCAGAATTCGCTGCTGGTGATAGTATAGGTACTGCTGGTGGTGCTTCTGCAACTATCTCAGCATCACCTGCTATTACTGCTGCAAATAATGAATTTGCATTCTCAACTACAACTGCTGGTGGAGTTTACAATCTTTATATGGGAAGTGCAGATATCTTTACTCTTTTTGATGATCGTACCTATAGATTTAATGTTGCAGATGCAACCATGAGTGGTAGAGACTTTCATCTCTCTGAAACTATAAATGGTGAGTATGGACCTGATGGTGATGCTTCTACAACAGTAGATAATGGTACAGAATATGCTACTGGTAAAACTACCAATGGTACTGCTGGATCAGGTGGTGCATATGTACAATATGCGTTCGGAGACAGCACAACTCCAGCAGCGTTATTCTTTTATGATGGTGGAACAGGTACTGCATCAAATGCTAATTATGGTGGAGTTGATAGAATCCTTAATTTCACTAATGTTTATACCTATCCTGGATTTTATGTTTTTGATAAAGTAGGTACTATCGTTGATAATACTGATACTTTTCTTTTAGATGGCGTTACTTATACTATTACCAGTCAAACTGCTGGTGCTTATGGATATGTTAGAGACTATACTGGTAGTGTTTTAACGTTTATTAAGGGACTTAATTCTGGTGACTTTTCTGGTTCAGATACGTTTAGGGATGTTCCTAAACTAAACAGTGCATCTAGAACTACTGCAACTATTAATAGTGTTGATGTTGCATCTGCAGCAGTAGAGGTATCTAATTATCTTGTTGATGGTGATGCTACTGGTAACAATGAAGTAGATAAAGTTACTTCATTAGTTGTTGGACCTGGTGAAACACTTGTTGTAAAATCAACAACAGCAAATAATATATTCAGTTTAGTTGGATATGAAGATGCTTCAAATTCAATTACGACTAGAATATTTGGTCAATCATAAATAATCAAAAGGCAGTATAAGTAATGGCACTCACCAGGTTAAAGAATATTATTACGTCCAGAACTGGACGTATCATATATGTCAACCCAGATGACTTCGATGCTTCTGATGCTATTGACAATAGAGGAAACTCAGCACTGCGACCTTTTAAAACTATTCAAAGAGCATTTCTAGAAGTTGCTAAGTTTTCATATAGAGTTGGTTTAAGTAATGACGAGTTTGATGCTTTTAGTATCATGCTCTATCCATCTGAATATGTTATTGATAATCGTCCTGGTGAGGTTCTTTATACTAATGTTCCCCCTATTGATTCAAACTCAAACTTAGACATCACATCATCTAGTAATGTACTATACAAATACAACTCCGTTGAAGGTGGTGTCATTGTACCTAGAGGTTGTTCTCTTGTTGGTACTGACCTTAGAAGAACTAAAATAATTCCAAAGTATGTACCTTATCCAACAACGTATGCTGCGAAAGGTATTAATACTGAAGCAGATATTCCCCCACGCACAGCATTATTCAAAGTAACTGGTGGTACGTATTTCTGGCAATTCTCATTCTTTGATGGAGCAGAAGAAGGTGTGTACTACAAACCTGATAGTACGGATACTTTAGCACCTAAGTTCTCACATCATAGACTTACATGTTTTGAGTTTGCTGATGGTTTGAATCCATTATCAACTCTTATTTCTCAGGGTACTGTACCTCAAGATGATTATACTGCTGTTGCAAATATTCAAGAGAGAACAGATTTAGAAATTTATTATCAAAAAATATCGAAAGCATTTGCTGCTGTTCCTGATACATCTGGTGATCCTGATACCGACCAGATTCAGGCAAGAGTAGAAGAAAATAGAATTGTTGGTCCTATTTCTGATGAATATAGAGTCCTACAGATTACAAGAAACGGTCAAACTGCTACTGCTGTTACTGTTGATGAATTTGATAACCCAAGAGATCATGGATTCTCTGTTGGTGTTAACATTAACATCTCTGGAGTTACAGGGTCAACGGGACCGTCATCTGAAGCAGACGCAGGAGTTTATAACGGATCTTTCACGGTTACATCTGCATCTGGTAACGTCTTTACTTACCAAATGCAATCAGAACCAACAGGTAATGCTGTAGGTTCAAACATAAGTGTTAAGACTGAGATTGATACAGTCGACTCTGCATCACCTTATGCTTTCAACTTATCACTAAGATCAGTGTGTGGGGTATGAATGGAATGAACGCAAACGGTTCTAAGGCGACTGGTTTCAAATCAATGGTTGTGGCACAGTTTACTGGACTGTCACTACAGAAAGATGATAGAGCATTTGTAAGATATAATAGTTCGACTGGTAATTATGATGTGGCAACCGCAGGAGACGGTGCACACTTAGATGGATATGCTGAATATAGAAAAGGATGGGGACATAGACATATTGTTGCATCTGATGATGCATTCGTTC